CATCTTGACCCTAGGGGGGTAGGGTATCGGCGGACACCACACCACCACACGCCATCTCCCCGTCCTCAATTTTTACGCACAAAAAGGATGCTACATTAGTTTGCTATGAAATCGCCTTTATTCTTTTTTGCCCTACGCTTGTATATCCTCATGTTACTCACATATTTTCGTTGCTACGATTCTTCAAGTTTGATATAAGAAGCAAGTAAGAACCAACAATCGTACGAGGACACATGAGAGGCGAACTTTTGCTAAACGCGACGGATAAAAACACGACGCAGACTGGACCAACTTACGATATTGGGTATGCTTACCCAATTAATACGATAATTCTACGTTCGGTTGTAAACGTAGACAGTGTAAGCGGAGGTAATGTTGTTGTCTCTGTGCAAGACAGCCTTGATGGCGTGCTTTGGCGCACTTTATATAGTTTTCCTGCCAAGGATACAGCGGGAGCGTATACTGAGCATTATACGCCATCAAAAGATGGGCTAGTAGTCATGCCGAAGGTGCGAGGTGTAGCAATCGTAACGGGGACTATCCAGTTTGACGTAGAACTAAGGAGCCTTTTTGTATGAGATTTGCTATTATCTTGTTGCTACTTCTTACGGGATGCGACCTCGGCGGGAGCAAGGAATCACATAGCAGCACACTAGATAGCACAGGCTATTCGATATGTAACGAAGATGGAACCATCAACGACCTAAGCGCCGACACCGCCGCAGATGAGTCGGCGGATAGCGATAGCGCGGCGACCGACACCACGACAGACAGTGAAACCAGCGCAGTGACAGACACCACAACAGACATATCCCCTACCGTTTCTAATGATGGCCTCTCTCCTGCTGTTCCCAACGATGGCATCGGTGTTCTTAAGTATGCCACGATGGATATTGGACAAGCTGAGGAATGCGAGCTTAATCATAGCTGTCGTATCCTGTCGGTCGAAGGCGAGAAGGCGAGCGTAGAGCATTGCGGGAATGTAACCATCGTTGTGCTTGGCAAGAGTAGCGGAGAATAAGTATGAACGAAGAGATTTTCCCTCACAGTCTTGCTCGGATAAGGGTAGAGGAGTTGAAAAAGGACCTAATAGAAAGAGTGAAAAGAGAGTTTTTAGACTTTCATATGAGCTTTCCTGAAAGCAAGTTCACTTTGAGTTTGTTAAGTTACTCATAGAACTGGAGAACATGATTGACTCAGTATGATACATGTTGCGGACGCGGAGATTGTCCCGATTGTCCTACTAACGTTAAAAAACTCATAGGGGTAGCACTTGAGGAGCTGCAAGCGAACCTCTCTTTTTACAAAGAAGATGGTGGGCCAGCGGACTACATGGAAGAGCATGTTGAGTTCCTTGAGGAAGCTATAAAATATTTGGAGTGGCAACTTGACGAGCTTAACGGCAAGTGATTTTAGAGCATGGCGAACATGTTCGACTGTTATCTATTCGAGCGAGTTGCTAACGGGCGGTTCTATTTGCTTGCGCTATGCGCCACATGCGGCGATTCCATGCCTTGAAGGTTATCAAGAGGTTACAGAATATGAATACGATGTTAAGCCGTCCACAAGTGGAGTTTCTCCAGGCTCAGGTAATTTAAGCCCGGGAACTATGATGCTAGCGAGTCTTTAACTAGAACTCGTGCTATGATTAGAGTGATTAAGGCTACAATCGAGACCGCTCTAAAGGCTGAGACGATGAAAGGTTATGATTTTTCAAGGTTCGATTGAGGTGGGTTATGAACATCGCGGAGTTAGTAGAACAGGTGTCGAATATTCAGGGCAAAAGATGGGCTTACCTGGCACTTGGTAGAGCGATTCTAAATGAGATGGAAAGCATGAAGGATGACATTCAAGCTTTACCAGTTGACGTTTCAGCAAGCGAGCAAGTGGTGAGAGATTATTACCGCTTGCGTCAAAGCCTAAGCTTGTATTTGATTCGGTGCGGTTATGATGTTTGATTATAATTGGCATGGATGCCACCTTAAAAGGTGACTTATGAAAGATTTAGCGCATATTCGGCAGATTGATGCCATCGTGCTGGAGCTAGTGCGGCGTAAAGAATTGCGCAAGCTCTGGAATGGGGTAGGCAGTGAACGGCCTTTACTTAGTGCTTTTAGACCCCCTATGTGGGTTTGTAATCTTTTCGGCGAGGCTAGTCAATTCCACGATGTAGGTTACTGGGTTGGTGGAACTGAGCGACATAGAGAGGAAGTTGACCAAGAGTTTGAGCGCAGGTGTTTTGATGCGATGTTAGATTTGGGTTTCTGGCAGAGACTTAGGGCTAAGTTTTGGGTAGGGTTGTGCGGGGACTTAGTGCGGAACTTCGGCGCGTTAGCATTTACATTGCGACCTATGGGACCTGAATATAATATTGATGCGCTGTTAGCTGAGGCGGAAAAATGAACGTAGATAAACTTGAAATTGCAAAGTATTTAGCTTTGCAAGCAGCGGACAAATTAGTGATGAATAAAACCCTGACAGATAGTCAGCTTAAAATTGTTACAACTTGGCTTGATATAGCTCATGAAAGCGTCATGTCAGAACTAGAGGAAAGAAAAGGAAAGAAGGAATTACCAGCAGTAAGAACCAGGAGAGGGAAGATCGTAAAGATTAATCATGAGGCGACCGTCCGGCCCAAAAAATAATGAATATACAACATACAACATTATCACTTACAGAAATTCTTCCGAGCATTATAGCTCTCATAGGTATTGGCATATCATGGGGAAGTTTAGCGAGTAAGATAGAAAACGAACGGGGACGCACCGATGAGGTTGTGAAGAGGATAGAGGATCGCATCGCTTCCAGTGCGGAAAAGAGAGAAGAGATATTCCGCCGAATGGAAGAGCGCATAAAGACGATTGACGATCGGCACTTGTTAGATCGGGCGAGTATCCTAGAAGAGGTAAAAAAGATCGAGATAAAAATAGATATGATATGTGATAAAGTAGCAAGTATCAACGTATGCCGTGGAATCGATTGCATTTATCGATTAGAGTACGAACGGAACCTTGGGAACATACGACACATAGAACCTGAGAAGCATAAGAAGACATGAAGTTACTATTCACATTATTATTGTTATTCGCGTTCGACTCTTATGCAGCTGATTTCGGGTGCGGCAGAGACACCGATCAAAATGGCTCAGTCGATAATTATTGTCCTGGCAGTGATGCTGATTTTGATGGTTACTCAACCGCTCAAGGTGATTGCGATGATACGGAGTGGCAAATATTCCCAGGCACATTGACAGAAAAAGGTTGCAGCGAAGGGAGTTTTAGAAAATGCGCGGCTGATGGAAGCGGTTACACAAGTTGTAAAGCTCTTAGCTCCATGACTGCTTCTGATATAGGGAGCGGAGCGACACGACTTTTCTGGATTGGGCCTAGTGGCTCTACGGCTTTACATGCTGGTGACAGCTACTCTAACCCCGCTGATTATCGTTGTATCGGAGACGGAAGCTACAATGCAACTTGTCGATCTGATTTTAGAAATGGAACTAATGATATTCCAGCCGGAACGGCCTTTCTCCTCCTAGCGGGAGACTATACCACAGACTACCTAGACGGCTCAGAATACCATCAGCTGCGATTAGATTTTGGAGTAGGCACTGCGACAAATCCTATATACATCCAAGGCGATCCGACCGGCACAGCGAATATCATCATCCAGGGCACTAGTCTCTCAAACTCCAGATCGGGCATCAAGGTATATGAATCAGAATATGTGATGCTTGATAACGTAAAAGTCTCAGGGGGCTATGGGCGCGGGGGCGCTATAGAGTTTGCGAGTGTCAATTACGGGAGGGTGACTAGAGCAACTGTAACGAGCGTGGACGGCAACGGCGGAACCGATAATTTGTCGGGTATCAGCACTAACTGCGGACGTTCAGGTATCGGAACAAACTGCATCGAGTCAACGCATAATTATATTAAAGACGTCTATAACACATCGGCACCAACCAACCCAAACAATACTTGTATCGTGTATTATGATGGGCAGGGGGCAAAAATAAAGTACAATGTGTGCCTCACTAGCCGCAGCGGCGGAGCTGGCATAGGCATAAAATATAAACACTCAAAAGATTATACAACATATGAAATACTTGGAAACTACGTAAATAACACTGCGTTGGATTGTATCCAAACTGGGGCACCACACGGAGTGGTACGCTACAACCTCCTTCTTGGGTGTGGAACAGACCACAATGGGCAATGCTTCCAAGTGGCCAACGCTGGTGGAGGGTGTCACTTTAATGATTTGATTATCGAGTATAACACTTGCGAGGGTGGAAACTTCCTTAATTTCGATCCGACAACGGACCATACCTGCAGTGCTACCATCGGTGATCCAGCTTTAACTTTTCAAAAAAATGTCTCAGTGGACGACAAAGTAGCGTATAGCTGCCAGGGGACGGCACAGTGTCCAATCTCCATTGCAAAGTATGGCAGCTCTGCCATGTACACTGATGTCATGACGACAGGTTCCAATGCCGGTAAAAAAATCATACTAAAAGAAAACTGTTGGTACAACTCTGCTTCCACTGCTTTTAAGTCTACCGTGATGGATGGGAACGGTGCAGACTATAACTCGTGGAGCACCTGGGCAGCATCGGGTGTCGAAACAGGAAGCTTTAACGAAAATCCTAGTTTCAATTCAATTAAAAACGCGACTTCGACAAACTGTAAATTATTTGGTTATCTGGCAAATCGTGCTACGACCTCAGCAACAGTCAAAACTAGAGGGATATCAGGGAGGCGAGTTATCAGGCGATGAAGAATATTTTCGCAGCACTATTTTTACTTTTACAAATTGCGGCCACAACTCGAACCGTATATGTGAATACAGATGCGGGGAGTAATGGAGATGGCTCCAGCGGGTCACCTTATAGCACACTTAATAATGCTCTTAGCGCAGAGACTAAAGACCTGGTAAGCAATGATCGAGTATTGCTGATATATGTTAGAGGGGCCGCCGCGGATACTGCGGACGTATCTACAAACTTAAATGCTTTTGCTGGTTATACTGACGCAACTCGTTATTTGCGCATCGTGGGCGATCCTAACAACAGCAGCGGAGCACATGCAGGTATTTGGTCGACTAGTAAGTATCGGCTAACTAGTACAGGAGATAGTGTTATATCTTTTACCACTTCATCGTCTCGGCTCGATTGGCGACTCGAAAACATCCAAATAGCGAACCTAGGAACTGGTAATTTTCGGCGAGTTTTGAACATAGATAAACATCCGGGCGAAGTATACGTGATCGGGAATATTATCAGGGCGGACGTATCCGGCTCGGCCTACTCGTATAATGCCTGCCTCAAATTCGATCAGAGCACGGCGGCGAATAAAATCACTTCAGCTTACCTCATCAACAATGTGATATATAATTGTTGGTCGCAGTGCGTGGACTGGAATTCAACGAGCACGGCAGGCGCATCATTGATCGCGTATAATAATACCATGTATAATTGTGGAGAGGTAGGGGAGAGCCAGGGGTTTTTTACGATAACATGTTCGGACGAAATCGGAACGGTAAAACTTAAGAACAATATTTTGAGCAGTCCGAGAAACGGTTCCGCTTATGCGAGGAATGGCACATGTTATAGTCTGACAACTGGGAACAATATTTCAAGCGACGACAGTAGTCCTGACACATCTTATCGCTCGAAAACTATATCTTTTACTGATGCAGCAAATGGGGACTTCCACACCAGCGACACAGATTCAGTAGGCCAAGGAGCTGACCTGTCCGGTGACGCAACTTATGCATTTTCTACAGATTTTGAAAGACAGTCAAGAAGCGGGACATGGGATATCGGGGCAGATGAAAACGCAGTTACAGGACCGAGTTTAATGATTCTTAAATATGCGAGGGAAAATTGAGATGAAAAGATTATTAGCACTTACTTTATTTTTGGCTTTTGCTACAGGCGCAGAGGCGCAGACGGTTTACAATCGTCTTTATGCAACAGAAACGAAAATCGATTTCTCGCTTTGGAAACTGGATGCAACAGGACTCAAGACTGATGCGGCTGATGGTGGCTCAGATTGTAGTGTGATAAAGGACGAGGGCGCTACGGAAGAGGCCAATTGCACTAATGATTTCGTGGATGAGGGTTCAAGTTATTCAATAACATTATCCGCTGCAGAAATGACAGCAGCGCGAGTTGTAGTACATATTGTAGACCAGTCCAGCCCACAGGTTTTTTTAGACAAAGTAATGGTCATTGAAACCTATGGGCAAACCAACTCGGCACAGCATCCTGATGGCACTTATAAGACCGCGCAGGCTGGAGGGGCAAGTAGTATCACTCTTGCCAGTTCTGAGACAATGGCGAGCGACATACCCAACAATTCAACCGGCGTGACAATTATTAGCGGGACAGGTGCGGGACAAACTAGGCTCATTACTGATTATGATTCAAGCACTAAGGTGGCTACTGTTGGCACAGCTTGGACGACTCAGCCAGGCTCAGATAGCGTATACGAGTTAATAGCTGCACCTGGTGGCGGGAGCGGAGGCACGATAGATCCATCTGGAGTATGGACTTACCCAAATAGAGCATTAAGTGGCAGACTAGACTAAGATGAGTATGACTATTGCTACAGCAAAGAGACTAGATAAGATAGCTAGAACTAGGGAAGACCTACAGCTACCAGCTCTCGTCTCTGAGTTTGACGGCGAAATTGTGCCTAATAGCGAGGGCAGAGATGCGGTAATGCGTATGGCTATGGCAGGTGCTTCTGTGTCGGAAATAGCTAAAGTCTTTGGAGTGTCTCCAGCTTGGATAAAGAAGAATTGCCAATATGAACTTGAGACTGCAACAACCATTAATAATGGCTTAGTTACGAGGGCATTGTTAAATAACGCACTGGAGGGAGATACCGCTGCACAGAAATTTTGGCTTAAAGCTAAAGCAAATTGGCGCGAAACAAGAGACGAGGTAGATAACCCAACTATACGGATTCAACCTGTGTTGAATGTATCGATACTAACCCCACAGAATCGAGATTTACTTAATATAACACCTAAAATAGGAGACAAAAAAAATGGCTAAGAAGAAAAAGAAAGGCGAAAAGAAGGGATGCTAGAGCACTCTGAGGTAAATCTAAGTTTACATCCTAAACAAGCCTTCGTGCTAGAAAGTAGGGCAACCGAAATTCTATACGGGGGCGCTGCGGGGGGCGGAAAGAGTCATCTATTCAGAGTCCTTGCTATAAAGAACTGCGTAGAGATTCCGAAGCTCTCTGTTTATCTTTTTCGTAGAACTAAACCTGAACTAGATAAAAATCACATGGAGGGACCAACCAGTTTCCGCGCCATGTTAGCTCCATGGGTTAATTCGGGGCATGTCGAGATAGTTGAAGATGAAATTCGTTTCTGGAATGGAAGTAAAATTTTTTTATGCCACTGTAGAGACGAAAAAGATATTTATAAGTACCAAGGTGCAGAAATACATCTTTTATTGATAGACGAATTAACGCACTTTACAGAGACGCAATATCGATATTTAAGAGGACGAGTTCGGATGGCGAACATAGTTGTTCCGGAATCGATAAAAGGCACATTACCACGTATTGTTGCAGGTACGAATCCAGGGGGGACAGGTCATATATGGGTAAAGGAAGCATGGATAGATAGTTCCCCTCCCTATGATATCAATAGGATGCCAGAAAACGAAGGAGGCTTCTATAGACAGTTTGTCCCAGCTACCTTGGACGATAATCCTAGCCTTGTAGGGACAGGGTACGAAGGGGCGCTTCAAGGGATAGGGTCTGAAACCTTAGTTCAAGCTTTGAGATATGGAAGATGGGACATATGCGAAGGTGCTTTCTTCTCTGAATTTAGAAGAGAACTGCACGTTATTGAACCCTTCGATGTTCCTATAAGTTGGCCACGGTTTACCTCTATGGATTGGGGGTCAGCAAGGCCATTTTGTGTGCTTTGGTTCGCTATTGCAGATGGTGAGTATATCCCAAAGATACCTAGAGGGGCGTTGGTAGTTTACCGAGAATGGTATGGTGGGAAAAACAATATAGGGTTAAAACTTCCTGTTGAGAATGTGGCAAGGGGCATTGAAATAAGGCAGAAGATAGGGGAGAAGAAACTAATTAAATATAACAGAGTCGATCCGAGCATGTTCAAAGAAGACGGAGGGCCAAGCCACGCAGAAAGAATGTATAAAGCCACCGGAATACGACTTTCGCCTGCCGATAATCAACGTATACCAGGATGGGATAATGTGCGTGCCAGGTTGCAAGGGGAAGACGGCAAGCCAATGCTGTATTTTTTTAATTCTTGTTTGAATTTAATTAGGACATTACCATACCTGCAGCACGACGATAGCAAGATAGAGGATATAAATACAGATATGGAAGACCACGCTGCTGATGCCCTTAGATATGGATGTATGAGTAGACCTTATATAAGACTAAAAGAAGTAGTAGAAACACCCTTCCAGAAAATAGGGCGCATTTTGGAAGAAAGAGAGAACGGAGATACGTTTAATGCGTTATGGGCGGAGCATATGAAGATGAGGAAAAAGAGAGAGAGGAGGCTTAGGCAGTGACAAGTATAGATATAATTAACGAGGTTGAATCTCCGCAAGAACTAAGCAAAGATAAAAAAACTCTTCATAGTTGGACTAGATGGAAACTAGAGCTTGATACAGCTATCAAATCTCCAGAGGCAGAGAGGTGGAGGAAAGACGCTCAAAGAGCCTACCAACGGTTCTGTGCTAAACTAGACGATAGTTTCAACGCTCCATTTAGGCTTAATGTCTTTTGGAGCATGATATCTATCTTTGAATCGGCGTTATTCCCGTGGGAGAAGATGCCAAGCGCAGCGATAAGTAATAGGTATAAGGATAAAGACCCCTTAGCTACAGCGGCAAGCGAAATATACGAACGTGCGCTTATATTTAAAACAGATGATACCGATTTTGAAGATGCAATAAAAGCTGCCTTACAAGACTTCTTGCTAGGGGGTAGAGGGCAGGTTTGGTGTAGATATGTACCAACAGACGATGGATTGGACGATGTTAAAGTAGAATTTTTACATAGACATGACTTCTTACATAACGACGCTAGAGCATGGGATGAAGTAACCTGGGTGGCTAGAAAGATTCGCCTAACGCGCGAAGAACTTGTAGCAAAGTTTGGAAAACTAGGTAAGGACGTGAAGGTAGTTGCAGACGACGAAGAGCAAGATGACGAAGATATTCGAGACATAAAAAGCAAGATAGCTAAAGGAGTCGTTTGGGAGATATGGGACAAGCGAAGTATGCAGGTCATTTGGATACCTGATAATTGGGATGGTAAAGTAAGGGATGATGGGGTATTAAAAATACAAGACGACCCTTATGGAATAAAAGGTTTCTTTCCGTGTCCAAAGCCTTTACTAGGAACGACTACCACTGATTCAATTTGGCCCTATCCTGATTATCATTTTTATAAGTTCTTAATAGAGCAACTCGATATTCTAACCGAACGTATCACGAATCTAGGAGATACCTGCAAACTAAAAGCTGCTTACGATGCGGCAGCTAAGGGGATAGAAGAGCTTGCTACGGCTGAGGAGGGGGACTTGGTAGCCGTTCAAGGATATGAATTTGCTGATGGTAAGATAGCGAACTCATTGATGTTTTGGCCAGTTGCAGAGATAGCTACTGTGCTTAGAACATGCGTTGAATCACAGCGGCTTTTAACCACCAATTTAGAAGAGATTACAGGCATCTCGGACATAGTAAGAGGTTCAACAAAAGCTTCTGAAACTGCCTATGCCCAAAATATGAAGGGGCAATATGCTACATTAAGACTTAGGCAAAAGCAAGGTAAAATAGCTGCCTTTATCCGAGATACTTACGAGGTTTTAGGTGACATAATGACAAGAAATCTACCTGACGAGTGTATAGTACGCATGGTAGGAGGAGACGCTATCCCAGATTATTTAAGACCGATACTAGGGGAAGCTCTTTCTTTCATAAAAAGCAAAAAAGACATGAAATTCAGAGTAGATATTGAAACGTCTGATACCTCTTCCATAGACCAGAACGAAGAAAAATCTAGACGCTCTGAGTTCTTACATGCTTTTGGGCAATTTATGAATATGTCTGTTCCTATGATTCAAACTTTCCCTGAGATGGCTCAAGTTGTTGGGGAAATTCTCATGTTTGGAGTTAGAGGCTTTAAGGCAGGAAGACCAGTGGAAGGCGCTATAGAGAGTGCTATGGCAGCAATAGCGCAGAAAGTCACACAAATGCAACAACAACCTCCGCAACCTCCTCCAGAAGTTATGAAAATGCAGATGGAATCACAGAGAGACCAAGCGAAGCTACAAATGGAAGGAGCAAAAATGCAGACAGAACAGCAATTTAAGATGCAGGATGCTCAGTTACAGATTCAGCTTGCTCAGGCTAAGATGGACATGAAGAAGGCGGAGACAGACGCAAAAATACAGCTAGAACAAGCAAAAATAGAACTAGAGCGAGCTAAGGCCGAATCAGATATAAAAATGGCTCAGTTAAAGGGCATTTCTGATATAAGCATAGCAAAACAGAAAGCTGATGCAGATTTGTTCATAAAAGGAAGGAAAATGTCGATAGATGAGCGAAATAATAGTGACAACTAAGTATGTATAGAGTATGTATATAGTATGTCATCTATAGGTCAAATAGCATATTGGGCTGAAAAAGAGCAAAGATTCATCTGGATCGATAAGGGCAAGCTCCCTCCACCGAGCCAGAGAAAAAGACCGGCGTTTTATATAGTAAAAGACAGGATAGAGCCTATAAGGCATCCATGTAACGGAAAGATGTATGATTCTAAAAGTGCGATAAGAGCAGTAAGCAAATCTTTTGGCATGGTAGAATTGGGCAACGATCAGCCAGACATAGCGACCTTTGATGAGCCGATTGAAAATTACGAAGAGGCTATAGCCGAAACAATAAACGAGCATGGTGGATGGAAGGATTAGAAGAGACCAATAGCATCGGAGACGGCGAAGGGACAGGTGAGAGCAAAGAGGACTCTCTATTAGCCGACGTTACGGCTTCCTATGAGGAGTTAGAAGGCGGAACAAAAACTAAAGATAGTCAGGAGAATGAAGTTACTTCTAGACAGAATAAAGAAGTACCGCCTACAAAAAAAGAGATAGAAAGACCTCATTCATGGGCCAAAGAACATTGGGCTGATTTCGATGCAATGCCTGATAATTTGAGGCAGGTAGTATTACAAAGAGAGCGAGAGAGAGAGACTTATTTAAGTAAGAAGCAACAAGAAATACATAATCAAATTCTTCCTTTCTCTCAGTTAGCAAAGGATTATCAGGATATTTTTCCTGATGGTAGTGTATCTATAGATACGATAAAGGGGCTATTACAATTTAGAAGGGAGTTTACAAATAATCCAGCTAAGATTCTCGGAGACTTGCAGGAATATGCAAATTCGTTGGAGGAGGGAGATATTCCTAATCCTAAGATAACTGAATTAGAGTCCAGGCTTAATAAGCTTCAAGGGTCTATTCAGGAAAAAACGCAACAAGAAGTATTTGCAAAGAGTTTAGACGAAGTGACAAGATTTGCTTCGTCAAAAGACGAAAAAGGAGAATTACTATATCCGTACTATAAAGATATAGCGGGAGATATGGTACCTCTATTACAGATGTTAAAAGCCGCTAACCCTCATATGTCGGGACAGGAACTATTAAAGGACGCATACGAACGCGCCACCTGGTTAAATAGTGCCACAAGACAGAAGATGGTCGAAGCACAATTAAAGACAGAAAGAGAGAAGATAGAACAGGAAAAAAGAACCAGGTCGGCGCGAAGCGCATCGCTTTCTTCGAGGGGCGGTGTATCAAATAGTAAAAGTGCAGTAGATCCAAACGACCTAGTTGCTTTAATGACTGCTATCTATGATGGCGATATATAATAACTAGGAGAAGATAATAATGGCATCACCAAATTCAAGCTGGACAGAACTGATTACCAGCACATTAGAAAAAAGACAACGTGTAGCTACCGATAACATGAAGAAAAACGTTCCGTTGTTCGATTTTTTGAACAAGAAGGGCAATGTTCAAACCTTCAGCGGTGGAAGAACTATCGTTAGAGAAATCGAATATGCAGCTAATTCGACCGTAATGAACTATAGCGGATATGAGTTGCTAGATCCGACACCACAAGACATTTTAACTGCTGCTGAATTTTCTATTAAGCAAAAAGCAGTAGCTATTACCATGTCTGGACTAGAAAAACTGCAGAACGCTGGAAAAGAACAAATAATCAATCTTGCTGCTGTCCGATATAAAAACGCTGAAAAGAGCATGATAAATTCACTAGGTGGAGATTGTTTTAGTGACGGAACAGGTAGTGACGGTAAACAACTAACTGGATTACAATCTGCCATTGCGGATACCCCTACAGGGACTTATGGTGGTATTTCTCGATCTACTTATACTTGGTGGAAGAATATATCCAAGTCCGCTTCAAGTGATTTTGGTGCTGCTATCGATGCATCAAATATTCTTGACTACATCAATCGTTGCCAGATTCTAAGCACTCGTGACGGCGATCTTACTGATGTTATTTTTGCTGATAATACCTATTATCAACATGCGTGGAACGCTGTAAATGCTATTACTCGATTGCAATCTGAAAATGATTCTGGGAAGGTAGGCTATCGCTATATTATTGTTAATGGGGTTAAGCTTGTATTGGCTAATGGCTCTAACAACAACTGTCCTAGTTCACATATGTATGGTCTAAACACTGACTATATATATCTGATGGCTCATAGTGATTGCAACATGACTAAGTTAGGTAAAGAAAGATTACCAGAGCGTCAAGATGCTTCTATCACCTATATGGGGTGGGCTGGCAACTTGGTTTGCTCGAATAGTTCGTTGCAGTGGGTATTAACAGCGTAATAGAGATATAAAACATGCAAACAGTTCAATATTCTGGAGTTAGTTTAGCTCAAGTAGATACGGTTCCAGCATTTGCGCTTGGAACTATAGTAACAGTTCCCGTTTCTTTGACTGATTATCAATCGGATGGGAGTACCGCACAAACGCATAAGGGATATAGCACAGCTCGATATATCAAAGCTGGAGCCGCACTTACTGCTGAGAAGATATATTTTATCGATATTGGCAATGTAGCGGGCAAGCAAGCTGGTAGTGCTTCTGCCGTAAATCATACAAACGCAACCGGCAAATGTATACGTCTAGGGATTCCTACCGTAGATATTGCTAGTGGGTCGTATGGTTGGGTTGTTGTTTCGGACTTGGTTAAGGTATCTGTGTTGGCGTCCGCGGTGCAATTTGTTCCGTTGTATACATCAGGGACGGATGCGGTTGCAGACGATGCTTCATCCAGCCAAACTCAAATTTCAGGGCTACATCTTCTTTCTACGGCTAGTGCGGCTAACCAATCGAAAGTTGGATGCATTGTTGGCGAACTTAGAGTAGGGGCATAACTATTTAGGGCGAGAGTATTCTCGCCTTTTCTTTAGAGGGAAAAAATGGCAAGCGTTAAGCAGCTAATAGGGTTAGGGATTCCAGCGCAAGTTGCTAGAAAACTTGGATATAAGAGTTCAGGAAGCATTACAGCAAACGGAACTACTGAAGTATCCGTTTCGGATACGGCGCTAGGAGCAACAGATAAAATCATATTAACTACAACAACCGTTGGTGGAACCCCATCGGCAATGTATGTATTTTCACGCACTGCGGGGACTGGATTTAGTGTAAAGGCAGGAGCCTCAGATACCGGAGTATGGAGATACGAAATTTACGAGGTATAGCATGGAAGTCGAACATTTAGATTTAGGATATGGCGACGAAGAGCCGATAAATTCTAAAAGACAACGTTTGTTAGTTGAGTTTTTCAAGGACGCAAAACTAAACGTAGTAAAGACAGAAGCAAATCGGCGGTCGGATGGGAGCCCAGGAGCGGAGATTTACGATAGTAAGATTTTTGTTAGAGTTACTCATCCAGGACGGTTACAATCTGATGTTTTCGAGGCGTCCGATAGATATAAGAAGCAATTCCCTAGAGAGTGGAAGCGTTTCTTAACTGAAGACTCTGGAGAGCACGGGACTCCTATTTCAAAGATTGTATCTATAGGTAAGGACATGCTTGAAACGCTTCGTTCTCAAAAAGTGATGTTTGTAGAACAACTTGCTGCATTAAGCGATGATGACTTATCGGGATTGGGAATAGGGGCTAGGGACGCAAGGGAAAAGGCTAAAATCTTCCTAGGTCAAGCTAACGAGGTCGAGTTATTGAAACAGAGAATTAAGGAGCTAGAATCGAAAGTAGATGTCAAGAACAGTTCTTCAAATAGCTCAAAACGCGATAGTATTAGCAGGATTTGACAGTCCTAAATCCTTGCTCTCTCCAAGCCAACATTACGATATTGGCCATTATCGTGCAGTCCTTGAAAGCGTAGGTAAGGAGTTAGCTAGTAAGTACTCCTGGCCTTCGCTTATAAAGACTTACACTTTTATTACCATATCGGGGCAAGATAGCTATTCTCTCCCTGGGGATTGCGCAGCCATAGTCCCTAATACTGCATACGATGGGTCTGCTATTAACTGGATGGAAGGGCCACTTAGCTTAGAGGATTTTGCGCTAGAACAATTTTATCCTATTGCATCTGGCGTAACTTACAAATTCGCATCTCAGGGGTTTAATAGGATAGTTATTACTCCTACGCCTACCGAGGCGATATCTCTTAGCATGAAATACAAATCTAAAAATTGGCTGTTACCTCCCATCTGGACTGGAGGAGGGAGTGTTTCCGTAGGAGAATACAGGCAGCATCTTGACAACGTTTACGTAGCCGTAAGCGCAGGCGTCACTGGAACTACTCCTCCAACTCACATAACTGGGGATGCTACGGATGGTGGAGTTTCGTGGAGCTACTACGACAATGAGTACGTGGATATTCTGTCAGATAGCGACATTCCTGTGATTGACGTATTGGCCTTAGAGGCTGGTATGATTTCTAGAATAAAAGAGACGTTAGAACAGCCGAATCAAGTTGACGAGCTTCGTTATACTTTGCGAGGGTCAGCAGGCTTTGCAGAAAAAAACATCGGTAAGACTATCTCTCTTTTCGGTAATCGTAGATTTCGTAAAAACCCTAAAATTGTGGATTTTTAATCATGGCACCATATATTCAACCGCGATATTCGCTAGTTACTCCAGAAGACTACCAGAGATACGCAGACCTTGGGACACAGGTGTATAACGAGAGAAGGCGGCAAGAGAAAGAAGCGGCAAAAGCGAACAGGAATAGTATGTATGCTCAAATAGGAACAACTATAGGAGCTAAGCTGTTACCAACAGCTCTTGAATGGCTGGCTGGAGGAGGTAGTAGTACCGCCGCCCCCGCAGTAGGAAGTGCTGCAAGTTCTGCTTTAGCCGGAAGTGCTGGAGCGGAGGGTGCAGCTGCTTTAGCCGGAAGTGCTGGAGCGGAGGGCGCAGCTGCTTTAGCCGGAAGTGCTGGAGCGGAGGGTGCAGCTGCTTTAGCCGGAAGTGCTGGAGCGGAGGGTGCAGCTGCTTTAGGGGCAGGCGGGCTAGGAGGCGCTGCCGCTATAGCCCTTCCAGTCGCAGCAGCTGCGGCGGGTCTCTATGCGGGATACAGAGGAGTGGACGCAGGAATCGACAAGTGGAACGAAGGACACGGATCTCAACAACAGGGTGTAAATAGACTTCTTGCCCCCGTACAATCGGGCGTTGCGCAGATGTTGGGAGGAAATGGTAAGACGGGGCAAACCATGGAAAGGGTATTCAACTACCTAAACCCAATAACCATGCCTTTACAAGCTGCTTCTGACCTAGGGATTAACTTTTGGTCTGGCAAAGATGCTAACCAGCTTTCACGTGACCAATGGCGTAGCGATTGGCAAGATAAGGGGGTGTTAGATGACAATTACGGACTGTCGCTAGGAACCGGAACCACCAACGTGGGCGCAGAAAGTAGAGCCGACGGAAGCAAGGGATATAACGTAGATTGGAGTAATCAACAACAAAAAGAAGCCGCAGAAATGGCCATCCCTCTCGCTCGGATACTTTCTGGGGGCGACGAGAAGAAGACCTCTGACATGACAGGGTATTTATCTAGCGCCATAACGAACTCTGGGCAAGACCCTACAAGTGCCGCCATGGAGCTTTATAAGAAATTTGGATTTTCAGATAGAAATAGCGCGTATAGCAGAGTGCAGCAATTAGAAAGTCAAGGAGTCCTTGATAAGCCCAACGCTGACGCCGCATATGCTGAGATAGATAAACTATTTGGAGTATCGTGAATATCATTCCGCTTCCAGCTCCTATAAAAGGGCAAAACACGACTACCGTAGCTCCTAAGCTAGAGCCGGAGGAAGCTATCTCTATGGTAAATTGGTTTCCAGAACCTAAATTTGTAAGGCTTAGAGATGGGGTAAGTGCCTTTACCTCTACCGCTATAGGTACGAGTAAAGATATTCCTAGTCTGTTTACTTTTGTGAATGAAGGCGGAACTTCGGTCAAACTTATCGCTGGTGCTAACTCTTCAATAATGAATGTAACGACATCTACACCCGCAGCTATAACGCTGCCCGGTGGTTACACAATAACCAACGACATTTGGGACACTGCTTCTTTTGTCGATTCTGGCGGTAACTCCTATACCGTTATGTGTAATGGAACCAATACTCCTCTTATGTATAATGGAACATCGCTTACTGTTTCAGCTTGGACAGGGATAACGCAAACCAAGTTAAAAGCTCCATTGTCTTATAAGGGCAGACTATATTTCATAGAAAAAGATTCACTTTCTATATGGTATGGGGGAACTGGAGTCTCTGGAGCAACGTCATCTGCTCTCTCTGAGCTAAATCTAGGCTCTATATTCTCCCTAAGTGGCAAGATTATTTGGCATGGGTCTTGGTCGTATGATTTTGGTAATGGGCTAAATGAGTATTATGCTGTAGTTACGTCAGAAGGAGAACTCCTAACGTATAGAGGTGACTATCCTGGGGATACTGAATGGAGCTTGCTATCGCGTGGAGTTATGGCACGTCCTATAGGTTATCGCTCTTTTGCTAAGTATGGAAACGATGTTCTTATTTTATGCGAAGACGGAGAAATTTATGTGCTATCTAGCATCATACAGAAAAATTGGACAAGCATAGCAATCAACATAGGACGCGAAATAAAAACTCTTGCTGGTAATGTTTCGGATGCGTTGCGTGAAAGATGGTCGTTGTTTATTTCTCAGCGTCAAAATAAGATCTATGTTGTATGCCCAAAGAACATAAATGCATCCAGTGTCGTTACGTCTACTAAGATATACGTAGGTAATCTAGCAACTAGGACAGCGGGTTATATTCCGTGGTGTGAATACTTCGGCACGCCTATTTTAAGCATGGCATCGATGCAAGGGGATATCTATTTTGGGGGCGTAGACGGTTATATAGGCACTATGGAAAAAGGGCTTAGATATGACTATGTTTATGTAAATGGGACGCTGACAAAGAGAGCTATTTATACTAAACTAAGGACATCTCCACAGCGTTTAAATGGGGACACGCGAGGGAATGTGCAATGTTTGGCCGCTCGTCCTCTTTTTGTTGGTTCTGGAGCCGTGAAATACAACATAGGGGCCGAGTTAGATATGGGGGTAAACGCTGTCTTGTCTGTGGATAGCGAAACGGAGGACTCTGTAGTGGGAGCGATATGGGACGAGAGTGTGTGGAATACTACAAGATGGGACAGCGTTTCCCTCGTTTCAAAAAAATGGCGAAGGATATATGGATGCGGAGCTTTTGTTAATCTTAGAATCGAGGGAAGCTTTATGGATGCTGTAGTTCAACTGGCTGAGATTTCTCTTAGTGTTAAGAATGGAGGATTTTAATATGGCAGTATTACCTTGGCCTAACCAGTATTCGCAACAGCAAGGCACTACGGCGTGGAATCCTGAATCTGCGTTTGGCAAAAAGCAGTCACAGGACTGGGGAGCAATAGCTGGTAATCTACAAAACCAGCAGCTAGGTTTCAATAACCAACAAGCGGCATTAGACTTCCAATATAACCGTCAGAACATGAATACTCCGTATGGTAATATTAACTATACGTTTAACCCTGATGGCACTATCTCGCAGAATACGGCACTAAGCGCAGGGCAACAGAAGGTATTGACCGGAGAGGACCAGGTGGCAGCAAAGAGAGCGCAATCCCTTGCTGGCGCTCTATCTTCTATGCCTAGCGGCAGTGTAACCAACTTGCCAACTTTGAGTTATAGCAATTTGCCACAACTTGACTACGGTTCGGGGCTACAGACAAAGACCACGCAAGATGCTTATAATACAGCAACCAAACTCTTAGGGGATAGTTACGACCAAGAGGCGATTCAAGCTGACGCTAAACTAGCGGCAAGGGGCATACCGGTTGGCAGTGAGTTATACAATACTATTACCAAAGAGCGTGAGCAGCGTAGGGCAGATGCTTACAATATGGCGGCAAACAATGCTATTACGTTAGGCCAAAACGCGGCGGATACCGCTTACAATCAAAGTCTTGGAGCTAGGAAGCAATCTCAGGCGGAACAAAATAACATGTTTACTTCCAAATATAATAACTCTCTATTTAAGTATAGATACCCACTGGAACAAGCTCAGGCAATATCGAGCTTAAATCCGACGTCTGGCCAAGTGAAAGCGCCGTCTACAGGGACGCTTTCTTCTATCGGAACATCAGGGAATGACTACCTAAACAATGTGCTTGCGTTGGGCGGATATTCTCAAAGCGCCTTGACTTCTCTTGCAGGGAACGAAGCTCAGAAAGCGGCAGCGGCAGCAAGCGCAGGCGCGACCGTTAGGGCAGCGGGCATTAATGCAGGAGCATCAACGATGAACACTCAATTAAATATACAGGCGCAGAAAGACTTACTAGAACAACAGGCGAGACTAGCGGGGTTAATACCGTAATATGGCAGACTTAGCTCAACTATTAGCACAGGCGCAAGCGCAAAGGGAAGCTCAGAACCCGTTTTTAACTGGCGCTCAGAGCGTTCAGCAAAGCATGGCTAACTCGTTCACGCCACAGAATCTAAAGGGCGTAAGCGGAGGAGACATAGCACTTGCTGCTATAGCTGGAGCGTTGGCAAGTGGCGGAATGAGCTATTTTGGGAGGAAGCAAGAAGACGAACAAAAGGCAGCAGAAAACTTAGCTCTTGCGCAAGCATTACAGGCGAAAGACCCCGCAGCGATAGCTTTTAATTCTGAGGTGCTTAGACAGCATCCGGCCATTCTTCTAGGACTACAGGAGAAGGCGCAAGAAAGGGCGGACAAAACAGACGAACAAGCGCGGCTATGGAAGAATCTTGGCTACAAAAAAGGAGCGAATGGCTCCTGGGAAATCGATCCTAGCTCACCTGCTATGCAAAGGTTAGCTCAAGAACAATCTCAATTAGAGGAGACAAAGAGAGCGCACGATTTGTCTAACTCTATCGCTCAACAACAGCTTGGGATAAGTAAACAACAATTAGAACAGCAGGCCGAATATCAAAGAGCCATGCTACAGGAAAAAAGCGCGGCTCGACTAGCAAAAAGCGGGGGAGGGCTAGCTAGCGAAGAGATATCTCCGCAAGACTTAAACATAAACGATCATAGCGACCTTAATTCTATCATGACCGAACGCGATACCGCGAAAAAGCTTGGAGTATACGAGCAAAAGACTCCTGGCGTTGTGCAATCTAACGCTAAGGCATGGGACGTTTTCATGACAGGAGCGAAGGGCAAACCTTCAGCGACAAAAGACTCCATATCGCTTGATTCTGTGATAAAGAACATAGACATACTTCTGAAATCGGACGGTAAGTTTAGAAGTGATTCTGGATTACCAGACACAGCGTATGGTGCTTATGCATGGGTAGGGGGAGAGAATGTTGCTACAGATAGAAGGGCTTATAATGCTATCAGACTTAAGGTGATAGAAGGCGACCTAAGCAATCTTGCTCCTGTTACCGATGTAGATTTACGTGCAGAGTTAGATACCGCGCTGATAGGCAACGATTGGGAGCAGACAAAACAAGAGCTTACTAGGACAAAAGAAAAGCTACAGGCAGATAGTGCGATAAATAAGATGGTACTAAAATTCGCAGGCGCGAATCCCGCCAGACTTAACAACATAAGTCCCGCACAAGTGAAAGCGGCAGCTAGAGCGATGTATGATGCCAAAATGAAGGCTTATATCGACCAATCTGCTAGTTCCATACCAGATGATGCCGCAATGCGTGCATTAACGGGGGAATAATGAACGAAGAGCAATTTCTAGAGCTTATTGACCAGACCGCTAACTTTGCGCAGCAACGGCAATACTTACGAGATGCGTACAGTGGCGCAGAAAGCGCAGCAGATAAAGCGAAGCTGTACCAAGACATGCGTGCGCTGATTAATAACGACCCTAGACGTGGGCTTATCGCTAGCATTAGGGGAGAAAAGCAGCCTATTTCCGTAGAAAGAATGGTGGCACTAGATAAGGTTCTTATTCCTCTATGGAAAGAAGACACGCAAAAAAGCACGTTTTCTAAAGTCGGGGGAACTGCTCTTAATGCTGTTAATGACGCTATGTTTTCCGTTCCAGAAAAAGCGGCGAATCTCGTTTTGTCTACGGGACATGCTCTTACGGGCCAGGGCTTTAACTATGCCGAACAGGAGCGTAAGACACGAGCAGCTCTTAATGCTAATAATCCATACCCATGGCTTACATTTGGCTTATCAGTCGTTGCTTCGATACCTACAGGCAAAGCCACATTAACCGCAGCAAGTAAGGGAATGACTCTCCTTGCCGCAAAGGTAGCTAGCACCGGAGTTAAGTTGCCCGCAATAGCATTGGCGATTGCAGCAGCGGGAGCAAAGACAAATAGGTGGTTTGATACCTACACAGCTACCGATGGCTTTATTGCTAAAATAGGCACAGCATTAGCATACACCGCAAAGCAGAGCGCCAAACAAGCAAGTTTTGGTGCCTTGATGAACACCTTCGCGGGGCCAGTTGCTCAAGGATGGGAGACGATGAAGAACAACGCTATAATGGGGGCTTTGTTTGGAGGTGCCATGGGGACCGCAGGAGGGATGGCGAAAGGCGCATTTATGGGCATAAAAAATAGTGACGCTACCAAGACGCTTAACATGCTTCCAAAGCCAGGAGAATCATTACCGGCTGACAAGCAAATGCTCTTAATGCAACGACTTATCCCCGAAGGCAAAGAGGGAGCTATACTATCTGGATATATTGCTAGATACCCTCAATCAGACATGCGACATATAATAAATTCTCTTGCTAGCGGACAGGCGATAGCAGCAAAAAACGGGTATACTTCTGTTACTCCAGAGCTTGTTTACGCAGCACAAAAAGCGGTAGGCAACATAGACTCTCTGGGAGGATATGGAAGTAACTTAGTAGGCGACCGAATCAATAAAAATACCGCTATGCTAGATGCGGAAGCACAGGCATATAAAAGCCAGATAGATAGCAAATATGCTAAAAGGAGCACGCCAACTACGCGCATAGCTTCTGCTGTGAAGGATACTGTAGGATATTTACAGGACTTCTACCGCAAAGCAATAAAAGAGCCATTAAGCGAGCATCTTTCTACTACGCATAGAGAGACGCGGGTGGATGCTGTAACCGCGATTCTTGATACCTTAGAGAACAGCACGGATACGAACTCTGCGGTTTCGGACATACCGGCATTTTCTTCGCTGAAAGCTACAATAAGTGACATCCTAGGCCCATCTAAGAGATGGAAGGCCGAAAGAACCACTGCTGTCTATGACAGTAGACCATCGATATATGCCTCGTCTACAGATTCCGCTCCTACGAAGATTGGAGAAGTAGGCAACATGCCCCAGTCTGCAAAAGAGATGGTTTCTGATAGTCCAAAAAGCATCGTAGACGACATACCTACTAGTCTAAGTATAAAAGCTTGGGCAAAGGAAGCTAAGACTAGACTACAAGGAGAGCGACAATACTCCGTGACTAAGCCAGAGGATATACTGGCGGGCGGTGTTGGGGGCTATAGAGATAATAGCTTAACAGAAATAGGACGCGCGGTAGAAAACAAAGGAGATCCAAACGTTTCTACTTCTATAATGCAGATAGAAAAAGGAAAGTCTGTAGAGCCTAACGTAACAGATACCCCCATTAGCCTTGCTGATATGGATAGACTATTAAATGCGGCTAAGGAGTCGATAGGACAAGTGGCCCCTCGCTCATTTAAGAACGTAAAATCAACGCTTAATACCATAGTAGATAACAATTTTACTCCTGATGGCATCAAGGCATGGAAGAAGAACACTAGTATTTACGCTACTAAGCTTGGAGATTCAATAAACAACGCAATAGAGATGCAAAGTGCTGTTGGTGCGTCCGTAGATAATATCATGCCTGTTGGCGCAGCGGGCTACCAAGACACAGGCACATCTAAGCTTGTTAAGCCTGGGACGGGGGCTGACAAGGCGGAAAGTATGATAGCGGGCAAATTGCCCCAAACCAAGGAGATACTCGACTCCTTAAGGAAGTCACTTGACTATGTAGATAGTGAATTGCGGTCTGATAGTAAACTGGCAGATATTCCGCTAGAGAGCGGAGGCACGCTAGGTAGCGGTCTTGACGTGCAGAGAGCAAATAATAAAGCATCTAGAGAGCTTGCAGACAGCATATCTATAGGAGTCGGGCGAGGAGACTTAAAGGACTCGTTTGGTTATTACTCTAGCTCGCCTGACATTGATGCGCTCGAAAACAAGAAAATATCAGAGGGAGCAACTAGATTAAGAAATCTTATCTTCGGAGATACTAACCCTCTTCCTATGTCTACGACAGAAAACGCGCTTAATCCTCAAAGGCGTCAGCTATCACAAGACATAGCCGACTCATTTACCGCTGCTAACGTAGCCGCGCTTCCAATACCGGTCGTTAATAAAGGGCAAGCTCTTACAAGATTATTTAGTAGAGAAGTATCAGCGACGGGCAATCCTAAACTGGCTGAAGCCTCTGCTAGGCTCCCTGAGTATATATCGGGAGCGCTCGATAGCCCCTTGCAGCAAACCAGGCTAAATCTTGCTGAGATACTCGGAGGAGGTAAGCCTTTACCAGAACCTACACGGCAGATAGTATCTGAGACGACTGCTCCTACGCTTGCTCCTATGGCAGCTATGGCCATTTCTCGCGCGACGACTCCTGAACCATCCGTGGTGGTAGGTAACAGGGGAATAGCGCATACTCCAGAGGGAAATACTATCCTGCTAGAAAGAGCATCGGATGGAGCGCCATGGTCGATAGTAGATACTTTTACAAAACAACAACTAGCGGAGGTTCAACAATAACATGCCACGTGACGGATTAGGTAACTTTACAAGAGCGACAAGCAACTCAAGCGGAGATAGCGCATGGCAAGACCAAACTAGCATAGATGACCATATCTACGCGCTTGAGCATGATATACACGACCAAGACATGGCGGACGCCATAGGAGGTTCTTTGTCGGCAGATGGTAGCAAGGAGTCTACCGCAGACCAACCCATGGGAGGTCATAAACATACAAATGTCGGTAATGCGTCTGCTAGAACGCACTACGCCAGCGCGGGACAGGTCGCAGATAGCTCATTGCTTTTTGCTGGAACGACTACGGGGTCAAGCACAGCATACGTAGCATCATTATCGCCTGCCATAACTACATACGCAAATGGCATGATAATAAACTTTGTTCCGCACGTAGATTGCGGAGACAACGCTACTATCAATATAAACGGAGCAGGAGATAGGTATATTAACCACATAAACGGAGGTGTGGGACTATCGGCAGGAGATATTTCAGCATCTAGAATAGCTACTATTATATATAGCTCTGCTTCTGGAGTGTTTTATTTAATTTCACCGTGCAATAAGGCAAAGGCCACAACGCTATCTGTTAGTGGTAATGCTACGATAGGAGGCACGCTAGGGGTTACGGGAGCATCGTCGTTTACTGGCGCAGTAACCGCGAACTCTATTACGGGGACGACAATGAGCGTAACACCCTCTACATCGTTCTCTGTATCTACTGCTACAGCTACTATTACTGGATCTTCTACTGCCACTCTAACATCCAGCGGAACGGCCAAGGTTAATGGTGCCACCCTATCTTTTTCTATCTCTGGCACGGAGCGAGCTACCATAACGAATGAATCCGGCGTCTATACCTTCACTCCTGCGTCTGATAATACATGGAACTTCGGTACGTCCGCAAAAGCTTTGCGTACGGTATATGCATATGGAGTCAGCGCGGATTCAGGAACCGCAGCGAATCTTACTCTTGCGGGAGGCTCTGGATATGGCATAGCATTTTGCCTTAATGGGAATATTACTCCGCGTATGCAGCTAAACGACAGTGGAGGAACCTACAACTTCAATCTTATTACTGATAATAAGTGGGTTTTCGGAAGTAGCTCGTATGCAGCTCAAACCATATATACATATGGAGTAAGCGCAAAGTCTGGTACGGCAGCTAATCTCACACTTCAAGGTGGAACGGGATACGGAATCCGTTTCTGTCCAAACGGAAGCGGGACGGCGCAAATGACATTAGGAAGCACGGGACGATTAGCTCTAGCTCCATCGACCGCGTATGGCACATCATCTAAGAATCCTGCTAACGATGCTCCAAGCGGATGGTTCGAGATGCTTCACAATGGTGTAACGGTATATGTTCCGCACTATGCTGCGTAGGAGGACTAGATATGGATTTCTGGAATAATATCATCAACTTAGCAAACGAACATAAGACTTCGCTTGACCAAATCATATATCAGAACAAGCAAAGAATTGCCGCGTTAAGGAGTGAAATAGACACGCTAAATGCATCGATAGACGCGGCAAAAGAAGAGAGAAAGATTGTTATATCTCAGCTTACTCTTTTAACTGCTGCTCTGTCTGCTGCTCAGAAGGATTCAACGAAGCTAGATAGCTTTGTAGCTGCTGCTTCGAAGCTAAACATCTAAGAAACGAGTCAGCTTGCTCTAGCGTAAAAGTAAGCTGACTGAGTATATCTAGCATCGTTCTTACTGATTCTTCTGTTAATGGCATAATTAAGTCTCCTTTTGTGTGTTATTAGTTGTTTTTCGTTACTTTATTACTACTGCTCATGGTTTATGTTCAGTTATCCTCACCCATCAGTCCTCAGCACTTCGTTTACCGCAGCCCGTGATACATGCTGCACGAGTCTATCTGCGTACCGTTGTCCTAATGGCCCGTTGTAACATATGCCGGTATTGTATACTTTCTCTAACTTGTTTTTCCCTTTTGCCTCTTTCCAGCATCGTTCTAAGATGCTCATACCAACATGCACACAAGTTTCAGGGTCAAGGAGATCGCTCCAGTCATCGAGCTTAAACTCTTTTACCCAAGGAGCCATAATTTGGAAAGGACACCATGAGCTAGCCCAGAGTCTTTGTTCGTCTGGATTACTTGTGTAGCGACTTGCTTTGCTCAAGTATGATTGCTCATAACGAGTTAGGCTCATGCGATTACTACGTGACTCATCTTCCTGCATTAAAATTCCCTCGACGATAATACGAGGAACGGTTGCTGTTGTTAACCGCTCCTCTAATGCAGCATCGAATTTCATCCTAGGTTTCTCCACCTCCACCACCTTTTCTACCTCAACTTTTCTCGTCCTGACCGGCAGTTCTACACCTGCCAACCGCAACAACCCTACCGTCCCGACTTGCTCATGCGCCACCTTCCCCGCACCGACGACAATAGACATGGCGCAAAAACTGTAAAAATAAATTTTCATCTTCATAAAACCTCCTTCATTTTGTTTTGTTTTTACCACGACCGCGACCGCGACAGCGACCGCGACAGCGACAGCGACCGCGACCGCGAACGCGACCGCGACCATGAGCAGGACCACGACCACGACCGCGACCATGACATCGAGCGCAACATTATCATTTGACCTCCTTCGTTGGCCCCGTTCGCGACCGCGACCACGACAGCGACCATGACCGCGACCGCGACATCGAGCGCGACAATGACCGCGAACGCGACCGCGAACGCGACCACGACATAGACTGTGACCATGACCCCGACCACGACAACGACCCCGACCGCGACCATGACATTGAACGCACCCATACCCGCGACCATGACAATGACCGCGACCATGACATCGACATTATCATTTGACCTCCTTCGTTGGCCCCGTTCGCGACCGCGACCACGTTCTCGAACGCGACCGCGACCGCGAATACGACCCCGACCATGACCACGACCGCGACCGCGACCGCGACCACGTTCTCGACCGCGACATTATCATTTGACCTCCTTCATTTTGTTTTGTTTTTACCGCGACCGCGACCGCGACCACGACCGCGACCGCGACCGCGACC